CTATTTAGTTAGGAATAAATTTCCTACTTATACTAATGTAGCACCAAAATTCTCGCCCCCATTTGTACCAAGAATACTATTTGTTCCACTAGTATCAAGAGCATCCCACCATTGAACTTGAAGATCTACTGTGAATTCTTCAATAGTATCTGCTTGATCATACGAAAGATCAATCGCACTAATGGCAGTTGGGAATGTTCCATAAAAAGCATAAGCTTTTTTGACTAGCATCTTATTATCGGATGACATATCAGTATTCATACCACCTTTAGCAAGTTGATAGACCTTCATATCTTTTTGATATTCACCAGGGTCCAACTGACCTGAATTGTCTTCGTGCTTATTCATATAATTCATCCATCTCTCAAAGGCATTTCTGATCATAAAGTCATTATCATTAATTACTGTAATTGTCCAAGGATCGAATGTTCTATCACCAGCAATTTTGAGATTTCTTCCTCTAAAAGGAATATCAATTACGTTGATTGTCGAAGCAGGTAATGATGCTGCTTTAACTAAAAATCTAGTTTTATTTGACATAGCATTGGCATCAGTGCCAAAAAGAGCAGCAGCTGGAAAATTAAGTTCACATTCAAAGAGGTTGGGCCTTGCTCCACCCCCAATAATTCTATTTTTGAAATCATTTAAAGTTCTGTCTTGTGGTGAAATAGAACCACCAGTTACTCCGTTATCCATTGTTTTTTACCTCTTTGATTAAACAGTACCGATAATTTCTTCAAAACTAACTCCTGTGCGAGTAGCAACAAAAGTCAATCCAATAAAGTTGATTGATCTTGCGGGTTTGATGTAGATATCAGCCTTGAATTGATTTCCATCAATAACATCAGGAGTGTTGTTTGACTCATCGCAAACAACAACGAAATCAGTAATACCTCTTTTTGACTTCACGTCACGGAGATAAGGTTCAACAATATTAACAAAGTTTGCTCTAGTGATTGTATCATTAAATTCAAAGAGTTGTGCTCTTGCTGCTCTTTCAATTGATGATTCAAGTGTTAAGAATAAACGACGAACGTTAATTCTATCAAATGCCGAAGTATAAGAAAGAGCAGTCTTATCACCAAAGAGGATGATGCCAGCACCAGGAGAGAAGATGATTGGATTAATTCTCTTAGGATAAAGAAGGTCTCTTTGTGCTTGTGAAGGATTGTAAGCAAGTTTAACTGCATTATTGAGTGCTCCTCTGTTCGCACCAGCAGGTGAGAACCAAGGATACTGATTGATTGATGTTCTAGCCATCAATCCAGCAACGTCAGCATTACAAGCAACATATCTAAACAGATTATTAAATCTATCATAAACATACTTATAACCAGTATCAAATACTGCGTAAGATGATGAGGTTAATGGGTCAAAGAACTTAACAATGCTATTAGTTTGAGTATCAGAGTTTGCTACATTAACAACATCTGATCTATGTGGTGAAATAGTAGCAACACAGTCCTTACGGTTTTCTGCGATTGCGATTAATTCATTTGCCTTTGCTTGTGATTCTTGAATTGAAGCACCACCAGAAGGACCACCAATCAAAAAGTCAATTTTGTATTCTGCTGGATTTGTGAAGTTTCTATAAGCACTAATAACATCCGATAAACCAACTGAATAACCACCAACACTACTAACTCCAGAATAATCTCTACCACTAGTTAAATTGTAGATAGATGCTCCAATACAATTGAATGTATTTCCTTGTGCTGCTAGACCCCACGTAGTATCAGATGCTGATCCAACTCCAGATACTGTTGAGAACTTTGTTTTATTTCCAGTTGGAGCAAGTCCAGGGAAAATGTATTGTGAATTATTAGCAATAATATCTTTATAGTAAACTGCTTCCGATGGAGAAATCTTCGCATCTAATGCTTTAGATACATTGGTATACTTCTCTAAGATATTTCCAGCAGTACCAGTTACTGCTCCAGTATCATCAACAACAACGACGTGAAGTTCATCATTTCTTCCACTTCTCTCAGAAGCATATTGAGAAGTTCTTGGTCTTGGTGCGATATTTTTCCAATAAACAGTAGCATTTGTTAATCCTAATGTTTGTTCATTATACCAATCAGAAACTGTTGCCGATGTGCGACCACTAGATGCAATACCAAGAACCGCAAGTTCTACTGTTCCTGTTCCTGATGCTATTGTACTTATACCAATTGAATTTGCAGTAGATCCAACTCCAACATAAGTTGCATTTACTGGAATAAAAGAGTTACTTCCAGATACGTCAACAATAAACTGACCCGTAGCAAGACCAGTGGGAACAGTACTGACATTTATTGATGTCGAACCAGTAGAAGTTGTACCTGTAAATCTTGCAATTGAGGTTTCTATTTTAACAAAAGCACCACTATTGTCTATAATTCTAATAGTTTGATCGCTAGTAAAAGCACTTACACTTCCTTCCGAATAAGAAGTTTCAGTAAATATACTTGAACCAGAACCAGCTTTTGCAGTAATTTTTACATCAATTGAATCTGAATTTACTTTGGTAATAATACCTTTAAGAGTTCCTGATTCTGATGTTGTTGTTCCAATACCAGCAACTACTGTGGTAAATGCAGCAGTAACAGCATATCCAACTGCATTAGACAATCCAATAGTTCCAATTGCAATTCTTTGATCTGCTGCTGCATCAATAACACAAACCTTCAAGTTATTTGCCCAAGAACCTGGGTTTCTAGCAGCCCAAGCCCAAGCAGTATCAGTAGAATGATTGTTATTATAATCTTCTGTTGATTCAATTTTGAGTGTAGTTCCTGCGGTCGAACCAATCCCAGTAGAATTTGCGTTGTTTAATGCTGTTCCATTACATCTTACAACTCTTAGAATACCACCGTAAGAAAGATATGAAGAAGCACCTAACCAATATTCATATTGTGCGTCTGATGAAATTGGTTTTCCAAATGTATTGAGTAAATCATTCTCTGTTTCAATTAAAATAGGAACATTGACTGGACCCTTTTGGAAAGGTCCAGCAATAGCTCCAACTTGATTGTTTGCTGCGGTAATTCCACCAACAGTCAAATCAACTTCTCTTATTCTGACTCCTGGTGATACTAAATTTAACGCCATCTGTTTCCCCTCGTGAAGAAGTTCATTTTGCCTAAAAGTATTTATAAATTGTTATTCTTCAAATGGGGAAACAATACGTGAACAATTACCAGTCTGGGTATTGGCAATCTATGGATTTTTGTGGTTGTTTTTTTCTACTATTGATAATTCTATTCACAGTACATTCTTTACATTCATATGAGTAAGCAGAAGGAAATCCTCTTCTATTTTTTCTAGTCAAATAAAAATCATTTAGTAAATCTTTTTTTATTTTGCAAGTCCTACATTTTCTTTCTTTGAAGAGTAAATTATCCAATTCAAGTTCTTCTTCAAACTTCATTATTGATATTCCCACATAAAAGATCTATCCCCATACTCATCCAAATGCCACCTATCACCGTCATTATCAACAAATGATGTATCATCACTCAATCCATCAGACATAAAACCAAATGGAGCCATATCTTGTTCGATTTGATCTTTTTGGTCTTCGTATATTCTTTTACGAACATCATTATCCGTCATCTCTTTGAAATAATCCTGGACGACTAACCAAGCAAAAATCACAAGACACATCGCAAGGTCATCATTACATCCTTCTTCTGCTTCAAAGGATTGACTTTTTTGAATAAAAGTTGTTAGTTCACTAATAATATCATAGTCTTTAATGACTAACTTATCATCTTCAATAATTGTTTTTAAGTTAGAGCATCCAATTTTTTTGACCGTTTTGGACATTTTGATTCCAAGTTGAGTTTTCTTTCCAGAAAATCCCTGACCGACCATTTGACCTGCTCTTCCTCTCATCGAACACATCAAAATATTATCGTATTCTAAATCAAAATGAAGTATACTTGATACTTGTTCTCCAATATCATTTACTTCAGCAAGAACAAATGCTTTATTGTATGCTTTTGCTATATCGTAAATAATATTTGGAAAAAGCATAGGTTTGATTTCATTATTTCGATATTTTGCAACTACCTTGTATGGGAATTGACTAATATCAAATACAATAAACGCAGAGTAATCATTACTCATTCCACGAGATACGTCCACAGTCATTAGATATGTGTGCTTTTCGATTGGATCTTCATAGACATCCATTCCTTTGCTTCTATTAAGTGGATCATCATAAACCATCATTCTAAGTTTTGATGGAGTAATCAAAGTATCAACAGACCCCAAGAATTCGCACTCAAACTCTTGTGTAAACTGTCTCTCAGAAGTATTCGCAATAGTTTGTCGTTTCCACTCTGCGTCTCTTCCAGGCACCGCAGACCAATGAACTTCTAGTGGAATATAACCATTCTTTCCTCTTTCCGCATCGTGCCAGAGTTTATAAAACATATTCATCCCATTAGGAGTTGAGATGATAATAACTTTTGTACTCGTTCCTGAAGAAATGGTAGGATATACAGAAGAGAAAAACTGTTCTGCGATGTGATTTGGAATGAACGCAAATTCGTCCAAGAAAATAATATTGAAAGAGTTTCCTCGAACAGCAGATGATGATGTGGATGCTGCTACGATTTTAGATCCATTTTCAAGTTCCAAAGAACCTTTGTTCCAAGAACCAACTCCCTGCTGTAACCATTTTGGTAAATTCTCATAAGACAGTTGTAATCTACCTAAAAGTTCTCTTGCTGTTTCTGCTTTGTTTGCTAGAATTGCAATTCTTATATTATCATTAAATAAAGCATAATGAAGAAGATAAGAAACAACAGTAGTAGATTTTCCTGTCTGTCTTGGAAGTTTTGCGATATTAAATCTATTTTGATGAAAGTTTGTAATTAGTTCTTCTTGGAAATCATAC